AGCCCTCGCAAAGCCTCGGCGTACAGCTGCGCTGGTGGCGTGCCCGAGAACAAGCCGGACGACAGGGCGGCAATGCCACCAACCAGCAGGCCAACGCCTGCGGCTGCCAGCGCCCACGGGCTGCCACCGCCTGCCAGGGCCGTGCGCAGCGCAGTCATGGCAAGGCCGACCTTACTCATGCCGGCCTGTGCAGCGGTGAGGCCAGGCGCGAGGCCAAGCGATGCCGCGCTCATACCCGTGAACCCCGTCTGCAGAGCCTTTATCCCGCCGGCCAGCGCCGTTACCCCGGTGACGGCCGCCTGCACGACCGCGAGCTGTCGCAATGCCCCGACGAACGCGACAACCTTGTTGATTGCCATTGCGGTCAGCAGAGCGACGATTGCGCCCGTTGCCACGGCTGCCAGCGGGCCGAACCCGCTGATTGCCCCTGCCAGGCCAGCGAGGGCACCTGCGAACAGACCGAGCGGTCCGATGGTTGCCGTGACGACGTTGCCGATGGTCGTGAACGCGGCCTGCGCGATGGTGCCGAGGTCCGACAGCAGGTTCTTGAATCCCTCCGAGCGCAGCACTTGCGTTGCGAAGTTGCCGAATGACGTTGCGGCTTGCGAGAACGCAGGCACAGCCGCCTTGATGACGTCGTTGAGGACCGGCATTAGTGCGCTGAACGCCGGCAGCAGGCCAACGCCGATCTGCGCCTTCGCGTTGGCGATCTGCGCCGCGAGGATGCGCTGCTGATTCGCTGCGCCGCCCGACGTGCGTGCGAAGTCCCCTTGCGCGTCGCTCGTCTGCTTCAGAATCTGCGCCTGTGCAGCCAGAACCTTCTGCTGCGGCGTCAGGCTGCCCTTCGTCGTCTTGATGATGCCCATTGCGAGCGCCTGCTGCTTCAAGGTCGCATCGTCAAGGAGTACGCCGTAGCGTCGAATCGGCTCGCTTTCGCCGCGCAATGCGGCACCGATCGCCTGTATGGCCTCCTCGGGACTCGTGTTGTAGAACGAGGCGAGGTCGGCAGACAGCGTGACGAGCTTGGTGCTGAACCCGGTCAGCTCGCGCCCTGACAAGCCGGCGCTCTTGCCGAACACCGCGAACGTGGACGCTGCATCGAGCGCAGCCGTTTCCGAGATGCCGATGCTGGTCGCCGCCCGCTTGCTGAACTGCTCAATCGCTGCGGCGCTGCGGCCAAAGATCACGCGCGTCTTGTTCACGGACTCGTTGAGGTCCGAGGCCGCGTTGGTGACGCTCTTGATGCCCTGTATTGCCTTCGTCGCAACGAACGCGCCGGCAGCGGCTTTCATGGCGAAGCCGAGCTTGCCGAAAGCCTGGCCGGTCCTTCCGACGTTGCGATCAGCCTGGCCGGCGAACGCCGTGATCTGGCTGTTCGCCTTCTTGAGCGCCCGCTCAAGGTTGCCGACCCTCGCACCGAGCTCAACGTATGCGCTAGCGACCTCTGTTGCCATTACCTACGCCTCGCCCTTTCTGCTTCCCGCTCTGCCCGCTCGCGCTCCCGCTGCTCGTAACGATAGAAGGCGATCCACTGAGTCATTTCACGCCGGCTCATGCGCCGGTCCAGATCGCCGACCGTCATTCCGAGGTCACGCGCCAGGCGGAACCTCCACGTCGTTTCCGGTCGCTTCAGGAAACATGGCCTCGGCATCCTCGAGCGCCGTGACACCGATGCCGGACAGCGCCATAACGCGCTCCAGCACTCGGTTCACCGCACGCATGGACTGCTGCCGAATCCACTCATAGGCGTCGTCACCGAGCTCCGGCTCAACGATGCCGGCCAGAACGAGGAAAGCCTGGAGCTTCGCCTCGTCCAGATTGCCCCGAGCGTCCGTCGCCTTCTCCTGCACCTGCTGGTACGTCCCCATTGAAAGCTCGCGCACCTTGACGCGAGCCTCCCATTCGGGAACGTCCACGTACTCCTCCCGCAACGTCTGCTTCGCCAGCAGGTCGTCTGCGGAGATGGTGGGCAGGGCGTCCCCCGAGCGCCCGCCCGATGCCCCCTGCGCAGCCACTAGACCGTGCCTCGGGTGACTGCACCGCTGTTCTGGAACTCCGCCGACCAGCCGATCGCGTCACCGATCTCGCTGGTGACCTCGTAGCTGGTCAGGATAGCCGAGCCCGAGTAGTACGGACGGCCAGACGCGGAGCCGGCGGGGAAGACCTTCCACGGCCTGGCGGTACCGCCGAGCAGACCGGACAGGTAACCGTCCACCGTGGCATCCCACTTGCCCTCCATGCTGATCGTCCGGTCCCGCAGGCCGGTCACGTACACCTTGTCGTCGTCACCGAGGGTGGAAACCTCGGCGGTCTCTACCTCGACAGGGATGCCCACGCTGGTCGCGTAGCTCGTGAAGTTGCGCTCGGTGCCACCCGAGTCGTTGATGTAGACCTCGGCATCCTTGCCGTGAAAGAAGGTCGGCATGCTTGTTGTCTCCTAACTGCGGCCGAAGCCGGCAACGAAGGTCGCCGTGCCGCTGGTGATGGTATAGACGACGCGGGTGTACCGATTGACGGTGCCGGTCGCAGTGGTTCGGAAGGACCGGGCCGAAGCCGTGACGGTCCCGAGAGTGAGGTAATCCACGTACGTGCTGTTGTCGGACGAGTGCTGCACCTTGACGACGACCGTGCCGCTCGCTGCGGTCGCGTGCAGGTAGCCGTATCCGCCGTTCGCGCTGGACGCCGAGTTGTCCACGACCGTTGCCGTGCCGCTCGCCGTGCGCTGCGCCAGGCCGTGGTGACTGATGATCGCCTCGGTGCCGACCGAGCTCTGGCCCTCAATGCTGACCATGACAACGTCGCCAATCTCGGCGGTACGCTCGGCGCTGGTCACGTCCAGCGAGTATCCCCTGCCACGGCTGCCGTCGGCATCCCCGCCAGGGTACACCGACCACACGCTCTTGGTGCCCGAGCCGGTGATGCTGTTCAGCTCGCCGTCAAAGGTGCTGTCGAACAGCCCTTCGGCGCTGATGGTCGCGTCAGCGAGGCCAGGCACATACGTCTTGTCGTCGTCGGCGAACGTGGTGCTCTCCGCCGTTTCGACCTCTGCGCTGTTCGACAGGGACCGCAGGTAGCCGGTCAGGTCGTTGCCGTCCTGATAGACCACAGCGTTCTTGCCGTGGATGAACGTCGGGCTCACTTGCCACCCCCACCGGGCTTCGGCTTGTCAGGTGCCGGCTCCTTGCCGACAGGCTCGATCAGCTTCTGCTGAACAAGCCACTTGATGCTCTTGTCGGGGAGGTCGGTGACGACCTCGCCAGCTTCGGCACGCTTGCCAGGCGGGTAATCCAGCCCGACGAGCGCCCGGTACTTCGTTGCGCTCATGCGCGTACCTCCAGCTCGTAACGGCCTCCCGCCTGGCGATAGAGGACGCCGTTATCGTCCTCGGTCAAGTCGGGCAGCTGCCCGATGCGCCGGCAGGCCATGACAGTTCCGCCCCCTACGACAAGATCGTACTCGTCCAGCAGGGCATCGCAGCGGTCAGAAAGCTGCTTTGCGCGCTTGTGCGAGTTGCCGCTGTCCCAACCCTTGATCAACCATCGCTCCCGAATCGTCGCCCGAGCGCCGAATACGCGGGTGTCGTCCCCATCGGCAAGCTGGATTGTGACGTACGGTGCCACGGCGGTCTGCGGAGCCACGCCGTAGTAGACGCCGGTGCTGCCGAGGCTGGTCAGCGTGGCGTCGTTTGCCAGGCGCGAATAGATTGCGCTGCCGGCTGCGGCGCTCACAGGATTGCCTTGCCGATCGCGTTGATCGCTGCCGGCCATGTCGCGCGAAGCGCCGGCTCGAGGTACGGGTCAGCGTCCATGCGCCGCGTGCCAATCTCCACGTAGATCGCATACTCCGCGTTCGCGGTGACGCGCCATGTCATGTCGCGCACCTTGTCAGCGGCGATGCTGTTCATGAGGTTTCCGGTGTCCACCGGGGCATAGACCTTCGCCAGCGCCTCGGTATCAAACGCCGTCTTTGCCAGCACGCGCTCCACGGCGGGCTTCGCGCCGGCTGCAATCTGCGGAATCTTGTTGTACACGATCGGCACAGCTACTTACCCTTCCCGCCCTTGCCCTTGCCCTTGCCCTTGCCGTAATGCTTCGGCATCAGTCCACCTCGTTGCAGTCAAGCCGGATGCACGTTGCGTAGCTTCGCGGAGTGCTTGTGCGGGTTATCTCATACGTCTGACCGTCGTACACGATGCGGTCGCGCTCGGTGACGTTGGTTCCGACAGGCACCGTGATCACCCAACCTGTGGCAGCGACGAACTCGCCGCCAGCGATCATCTCCACGCCACCGCCGCTCGGGCTGACGCGGGCCGCGACGGTGCCGACGTTGTTCCATGTGTCGGTGACGCCGCCCATGCCGTCCGAGCCCTGCGTGCTGCGGCTGATGATCGCCGTGCCAGGCAATGTCGTCGCAAGCGTCGTGCGCATGCAATCAAGGTCAGCAGCCGTAAGCGTCACGAGTCCGTCCGAAGGTTGCGCTTCTGCACTCGCGCACGCTTGCGCAGGAGGCGAGCCTGATCGCGGAGCCCTTGCACCTTCTGCGTGACGTTGAACGTCTGCCCGTCCGTGCTGAAGTCAAAGCACCGAGCCTCGCGGCTTGCCCACTGCTCCAACAGTTCGGCAGCCGCACCGTAGATGTCGTAGCTCCGCGCAGTCAGGTACAGAGCCGTGCCCCCGGTGTCGGCGGCGAAGTCAAAGATGCCGAGCTGGTAATCGGCAGTGAAGGTGGCCGTGCCCCGGTCGTCACCGACAGAGTCCTCAATGACGAACACGGCGGTTCCGCTCGCAGCAGTCTCCAAGAATCCATAGGCCGAGCGCAGCCGCGTGTAGATGACGCTGCCGCCTCCGATGTAGTTCGGCTCGCGCATCAGCTTGTGACGCACCAAGTCCTGCCGGTGGCGGTCCAGAACCTGCTCGATCTGGTTGTCGTCCCAATACGACGCGGTCCCGAGCGTGTATTCGGCAGTGCCGGCATACGTGAGGCCACGGACGCGGGCGATGTTGTCAGCCATTCCGCTACGGCTCATGCGGTCAGCGCCTCCTCGGGTGCGAGCTGCTCGGCTGCGGTGCGAGCGATGATGTGACGCAGCGTGTTCTCGGGCTTCCAGCCGAGGCCCCGCGCCAGGGCAGCATCTGGCAGCTTGGTGCCCGCCGATGCTTCCTCGTAGCGCGAACCAAAGACGCGCTTGCCCGATGTGTGGACGATTGACGACTGCGACCCGGTGACCTCTTTCACCATGCCGGCAAGCTCGTTGATCGTCGTTCGATTGTCCTCGTTGCCGACGTTGTAAGGCTGCCCGCGCCAATCGGAGTAGTCGTCGGGGAGAAAGTCGGTGATGAAGCGGCACACATCCCAGACGCCCGTAAACGCCCGCTCCTGCTCGCCGCCTTCAAAGACGGTGATCGGCTCGCCTGCGAGCGCTTGGCTGACCATGCGCGGAACCACGAAGCCCTTAGCCTCTGCCTCGCGCGGCCCTGCCATGTTCCACGGCCTGATCTGCACAGCCTGGAGTCCACGCGCAACGCTGCTGCCGACGACCTGCTCCGCAGCGATCTTGCCGGCCTGATACTCCAAGCGTGCGCTGTATCGAGCCGGCACGGTGCAGGGGTCGCCCTCGCACGCCTGGCCGGTAATGCCGTAGACCTCCGACGTGCTGATGTTCACGAGCGGCGTGCCAGCCACGATGCATGCATCCACTACGCGCTGCGTACTGTGCACGACCTCGCCCGCGATGGTGCCCTGCGCCGGCAGGATTGCAGCTGCCCCGACAGGGCTCGCGGCATGCACGACGAGGTCCACGGATGCGGCATGCTTCGGCACAATGTGCCTGGCATCTGCGATCAGCACATGCTCAAAGGTCGGGTGCGTGACGCTGACGACGTTCGCGCTCATGTTGTCCATCGCCACGACCGACCAGCCGAGCTTATTGAAGCGATCGGCAAGGTGCGAGCCCATGAACCCCAGGCCCCCCGTTATGAGCACGCGCGGCTTCATGCGGCCACCTGCGCCCACCTGCCGGCGCTCATGGCCTGCTCGAACTGGAGCCGGTCCGTCATGCTGCGGCGCACCATGTCGTCCCTGCCAACGGTGCCCTCGAGGTGGGTCATGCGATACCCCTCCCGGTATGCAACGGTCATGCCGAGCGCGCGTGCCCTGGCAGCGAGGTAGTCGTCTGCAAAGTAGTGAATCGGCAGGCTCGGCCCGAGCTCGCGCCATACGTAGCGGCGAAAGAACGGGAACTGACTGCTGACGACAGGTGCCCAATCCGCGCAGCCGGTCAGAATCCAGCCGCCTCCCATGCTGCCGGTCGCCAGCGGCGAGCCGTCAAGCAGGTCAATCCTCGGTGCGGGGTAGTAGCCGGCGTCGGCAGCTTCGCAGGCTGCAGACAGCCAATCGGGTGCCATGAGCACGTCGTCAGCCGCGAGCATGACGTATTCGCCCTCGGCGGCATCCATCCCGTCGTTCCATGCCTGGCCGATGTTGCGCCGCTCCTTCACGACGATCATCTGCAGGTCGTCCGCCGGCACCGTTGCGCGGAAGCTTGCAACCGTGCGCTCGCACATCTGCTCGCGTCCTTTGATCGTCGGAATGACGACCGAAACTGTCACGACACGACCTCAACGGGCGGCACGTTGCAGTCGTCCGAAACCTCGAGCTCTGCCTTCATTGCCTCCAGCGCCGGCTTCCAGTAGGTCTGCGTGACCTCGTCGGCGTCGTACCGCATTGCGAACGCACGCGCCTGGCTGCGCAGGGAAGCGTCGCCACGATGCGCGTAGGAAGCCTCCAGAGCCTCTAGAACGCCGTCGCAGGTGGGCAGGTATTGGTAAGCCTGCATCGGGGTCAGGACGCGCTCATGGGCCGTTACGGTCCAGCCGGCTCCTACGAGCTCCGGCATGGCGGTCCAGCCCCCGACGATGACGGGCGTGCCGCACGCCTGCGCTTCAATGATCGGAACGCCAAAGCCCTCGCCCATCGTCGCGGACGACAGCACGTCCATTGCGGAATACAGGCCGGCCATGACGCCGTCACCATACCCCATGATGTTCCGGTACTGATCGCAGACCTTCACGCGGTCGTCAGGGATGCCGAGGCTCTGCATCACGGCTGGCACGTCCATTCCGTCCATCTCTGTTCCGAGATGCGTGTGGACGTACAGCAGGGCGTCGTCGTGCCTGCGTGCGAAGCGGGCAAACGCTTCCAGCTGCGTCGGCAGCGCCTTACGGCTCGGCAGTCCCTTGTTCGCCGCCACGATGCCCACCACGAACGCATCCTCGGGAATCCCGAGCTTCGCCCTGGCCTCGTCCTGCGGCATCGGCGCGTAGATGCTGGTGTCCACGCCGTGCGGAACGTAGATGGGGTCCATGCCGGCTTCGATTGCCATACTCTCAGCGTGCCGGCTGTACACCATCGGTCGCCACGCATGCTTGACGCTGTTGCGCACCGCCTCGGGGATCGGGTCATGGTCCACCGGGAACCACGGTGCCCATCGCGCGCCGCTCGCCGTGATGCGGTCATGCTTCAGAACCCATGCGTCCACAAGCGTGATCACGACGTCTGCCTGGCACTCCTTCGCATGCTGGCCGATTACGTCCATGCCGTACGGGTGGAACGCGCGCGGATACACCGTCATTCCGTTCCACGTAATGCTCGCGCCCTCCAATCCGTAGAACGCGCTGATTGAAACGTCATACCCGAGGTCGCGGATACGCGGCGTGAACAGCCGCGTCTGCACGCCGTAGCCGGTAGCGGCCCACGGCGCGTTGCTGTGCCAGAGAATGTTCATCGGTTGCCCCCGCTCGGCCCCCGAATGATTGAAGCGGCGAGGGAAAGCTGCCGGGGGCAACGAAACAGCCTTGTCAGCGAGCGCTGTACGGTGCGCTGCCTATCCCCTGCCGCCATGCTGCCCGTCATGCCTTCCCGCCCACGAAATGAACGATGACCTTCCCAAACGTAGCGGTGCCGTTGTTCTGACCTGCCTGGCGGACGGCCAGCCATTCGTGCGTGTTCAGAACGTCATGCGCGTCGTTGATCACCATCTGCTTCGGCACGTTGGCCGTCCAGTGATCGCCGGTTCCTCCGACTGCCGGCGCGACCGTGCCGAGCACCGTCGGCGTCCCTGCATCCGAATACTTGATCAGCTCAACGGTAAAGCTGGTGTTGCTTGATGTATTGGCATGGTTGATCACCCACGCCTCGGTGATAGTGATCGCGCCACCAATGTCCGATGCGCGGAACTCCAGAACGTCGGACGTATGCCCGCCGAGGCTCAGGACGAGCGTGTTCGCGTCGAGCTGTGCCATTGCCAGGCGGTCGGCGGGTGACCGACCTCACGCGCTAGGGCATGAGGTCGGCCACGCCTACCGGAATCGCTACGCCTTTCCCTGCACGTAGTGAATCGTGACCATCCCGCGAGTCTGCGAGCCGCCGTCCACCGTGGCGTAAGCCAGGCTCAGGCACTCGCCCTCGTCAAGCGTGATGTAGCTGCTGTCGAGGGTGTAGCTCTTGGGAAGGGTGTCGGTCCAGTGGTCGGCGGTGCCGCCGAGCGTCCCGACAGTCCCGGCGATCACGGTGCCGGCGCTGGTGCGCTTGTGGAGCGCCAGGGTGAACGTCGCGGTACCAGAGGTCGTCGCGTGGTTCACCGCATAGGCGTCCAGCAGGGTGATCTTGCCGCCCGTACCGCTGTGCTTGTACACGATCACATCGTCGGCAGCGGCAGGGACAGGGACGGTAATGCTGTTCACATCGAACTGCGCCATACGGTCAGCCCTTCTACTCGGTCGGGACGGAGGCGTCAGCGATCAGCTTCACGCCGAACTTGGGACGCCACACACCGTGCGCGTACACGGCCGACAGGTTGATCTCGTCAGCGCGACGGCTGGCGTCACGCTCGCGCTCGATACGCGGAGCGCGGCGAATGTCCAGGGCCAGAGCCATCGGAGCGAACACGCCGGCCACCGCAGCGGTGCCGGCAGTGATGTTGGACGACTCAAAGATCGTCACACCCGCAGCGCGAGCCACCACACGGTTCTGCATGACAGCGTCACCGAACTGCGGGGTGTTCTGCATGCCCGAGACAGCGGCCTCCTTCGAGAGGTCGTGCCACTGGTAGGGGTGCAGCACCGCGTAGTACGGGCCAGGCGCGTTCTGCGTACGCAGCTGCGCGACAGCCGCAAAGAAGCGGCCCCACGTGAGCGCCGAGCCGGCAACGCCAGCGGTCCCGCCCGTGAAGGACGAGAAGTTGCTGATCAGGTCGGTCTCGATCTTGTTGGCGATCGCGAAGCCAAGCTCCTGCGCCGACGCGGCCATGACGCCCATCGGGTCCGACTCCATGCGCTGGTCGGTCACAAGGTACTGCGCACCGACCTCCGAGGGGGTCAGCGTGGACAGCACCGAGGGCTTGAACGACTGCGAGGTCAGGTCGTCGTCGTCGTTGATCGCGCTGATGTTCGCGGACGAGTACTCGGACGACACGCGGGGAGCGATGCCCTGGCCCGACAGGTTGGTGACGAGGTTCGACATGAGCTCGTTGTCGCGAGCCACGAACATCGCGTCCTCGTAGATCTTCTGGATGTAGTCGGTCGGCGACTGAATGTCGCTGACCTGCGTGAAAGCTGCCGGCAAGGCGTGCTTCCTTTCTTAGTCGGTATTCACGACGCCGCCACCAAGCCGCCGAGCCGCATCGGGGTCAAAGATGCCAGCATTGCCACCGAACAGGCGGGCGCGGCGCTGCGCGTCGGTCTCGCCCATCGGCTCGCTGCGAGCAGGGTTCGCCGGGCTGCCGGCTGCCTGCTGCACCTTGAGGTACGGCTTCTGCTTGATAAGGCGTCGCAGCGCGTCGTCAAGGCTCGCGGGGTCCGGCCTGCCGTCAGCGTCGTACTCCAGGGCATCGCGGTCAAGCATGGCGACGGCCACCTCTGCATCCACGATACCGAGCGCGTTCGAGCGCAAGGCGACAGCACTCTCAAGTGCCAGGCGGCGGGTGGTTGAGTCGCGTTCAGCAAGCTCCGCTTCCAGCTCCTGCAGTCGCTTGGCCTGCCGCTCCGCTTCGGAGAGCTCTGCGTCGTCGCGCTGCTTCTGGGCCGCTTCCATGTCGCGAAGCCTGGCCCTCCACTTGATCGCGTCGTCGCGAGCCTCTTTGAGAGCCTTCGCCAACGCCTGCTTGTCAGGGTCCTCGGCGGTCTCCGCCGTAGGCTGGTCGGGCGTCTCACCCTCGTCCTGCTGGGTGCCCATCTCGGGCTCGGGAACGTCGGGCGTCGCACCCTCGTTCTCGCTGTTGGTCTCCATCGTACCACTACCCCCGGTTGCGATCTGCATGCGTGCAATCGTGGCGAACGCGCTGCGCTGCGGCTCGGCGGGCGTGGCCGGCTTCGACGCTGCTGGTTTCCTGCGCGGTGCCATGCGCGAAGGATTGCAGATCGCGCCACGGCGCACACATTATTAGTGGCAAGCGGGCTTGCATTGCCTATCAGCACCGGCTAGCATTGTTTCCACAAGGCCAATCAAAGGAAGGAATCCAATCATGGCCAGGCAGCTTCTCAAGGACGTTCACCCCATCTGCGCCGACATCATCAGCGGCGAGTACGACGACATTCTGGACGCCATCGCGCAGAGCGTGAAGCACCGCAACAACCTCAAGCGTCACGAGAGCGGCATCCGTGTCGGTGCGGTGGTGCAGTTCACTGACGACCCGAAGGTCAGCGACCTGACCGGCCAGCACGGCGTCGTCACGAAGGTCAACCCCAAGTCCATCACCGTCGCCATGCTGCTGGACGAGGGCATCGCGCTTGACGCGGCCAGCAGTAACGCGCTGGACATTCCCCTGCCGAGCGAGTGGCGACTGAGCCCCGGCTTCGTCATGGCTGTGGAGCCAAACGACTCGCTCACCCGCCGCGCATACGAGACCCGCAAGGTGCTCGCCTACTGGGACCGGAAGGACTGACCATGCTGAAGCGAGGGCAGATCGTCAAGTACCACGACAAGGACAAGCGGGCGCACTTCGCCCGCGTCATGGAGGTCGGACGGGTATGGGTTACGCTGTCGCATGGCCCTGCCGAACAGCGTTTCAAGGTGCGCATGGAGGACGTCACGCCGTGGCCTCCGGTGCGCAACCTTGACCTCGTGCCCACGCGCCGTGTGAAGCGGGGTGCCGCATGAGCGACTATTACGCACCCCGCCGCGCAGCCTCGCGTGCCATGTATCCGCGCATCGGCGCGGCTGCACGCAGGGAGGCGATGGCGCAGACGCCGTCGCAGGCGTCGTTCGTGCGCGGCCTCACCGACGAGGGCTGCACCGTCCTTGACGTTCAGATGAACGACATGGGCAACGTCACCGTCACGGGGATGGAGGCCGACGGCGAAACTCTGTTCATGGCGCGTGTCGGACGCCTCGGTGATGTGGACTGGACCGTAGGATGACCGCAACCACACACGACGACCCGCCCGAGCCTACGGGCTATGTCGTCGGCATACCGGGAGGCAAGGCTGGCACCCATTGGTTGAGCGTCGGGCCGTTTGAGACGCGCCAGGCCGCAGAGGACTTCGCTGACGAGTTCTTGATGCGGGTTGATGTAGAAGGCGACGGGCTGCTCGTCGGGCCGACGTATTCCCCGGCGTTCATCCTGTCGGTCGTGCTGGACACACAGGAAAGGAAGCAGAATGGCTGACGACACCGGGCGGCACCTGCAGCATGTCAGGGACTGCCGGAAGGCACGCGAGGAAGC